CCGCGGCGCTTGCACCACTCTTGTGCGGCTGCCCATTTTTGCGCATTTACTGCCAATGCCATTTTGTGCTTTTTTGATTTTGCTTCAGATACAAATGTTTCTGCGGCAGGTTTTACTTCGACTACTTCGACACGTTTGTTTCCGTTCTTGTCTTTATATACAACAAAAAAATCTGGCACATAAACAGTGTATTTGTTTGTGATTGGATTAAGGTAAGGTATTTTTGTTTTTTCGTGTTCGCTGGCCCAATGTATAATATTAGGATGCGAGTCACACATCATCATAAATCTGTGTTCCCAGCTTGAACGATAATATGGCTTGTGATTTCCGATATACTTGTGTGGGTTTTTCGGTTCAAAATATCCCTTGAAAGTTCTAGCCATAGCTACACCCGGATATATTGTGATTTTAAACTTAACGAATTGCTTTTTTCTTTTATTTTTGTCAACAATGCATTTTCATTGAGCAAATTTATTGCATACATTACATCGTCTGTAAGAAAAATATCTGTTTTATTAAAGCTGCCAATTAATTGCATAGGAGATATATTCTGAAACTTTGCAGCATCAATAATAAGCAATGCTAACACTTTGCTATATTTTTCAGAAACACCTTTTGAAGAAAAAAATGATTTTATAACATTATATGTTGTTGTTTCGACACTTGCAGGTACGCCTGCGGACAATAAAAAGGTGGTTGCAGGCAAAGTCTGTTCGTTGCCCGAGCCGTTTTTAAATTCATTATAAAACGAGTTGCCTTCTTTCCTTAACTGTGCATCAACACCCAAAAAGCTAGCAATTTTGCTACTTAATCGCATTATCCACCTCCGCCGGAGCCGCTGCCGCCTCCCGAGCCACCGGAATTATTGCCGCTAAATAATGAGCCTACAGTGTTATCAACTGTCTGTGCTGCTGTATTTACTGCTGAACCTATTGTTCCTGTTACTGACCCAACGGCGCTATTAATACCTGATGCTACCGTGTTTGCAGCACTTGTAATAGGCGCTGTTATAGTCCCTGCTACTTGGCCAACTGCACTGCCACTGCTATTAGATATTGCACCAATTGCGTTTCCTTTAACATTGTTAATGACATTGTTGGCAACATTTTTTACAGAATCTATTGGATTTGGTTTTAAACTAAAGTCGCCAGTAGTGATTCCTCGTTGTATTGCACTAGATATGTCATTGCCCAAATTATCAAATACGCCGGAGAACGGTCCTTGTTCTTCTGCTTTGCGCTCACTAGATTCTGATGCAATTGCTTCATTTGCTGGTCTGTCGTCTTCATTAAAAAATGCAACAGAACCTGTATGCGACGGGAATGCCGGGCTTCCTGTTTCGGGCAATTCTGGCGCTTTTAGTCCTCGCGTCAAATTAGTATTTCCGGGCTGCTGGCGGATATCGTTTGTGTCTTTAAGATCACGCGGCATTTCATCATACAATACAGTTTCATATTCGATAGTTAATGTAATTGTCATTAATCCGCCAGTTTCTTCATAATTAAATTCGTCATGTTCAAACGACGAAATTTTTGGATTAACTAAAACAACTTTTGAATACTTTCCTGCACGACTATAGAACAATTCAATAGAATTTAATAGATCTGCGCCGGCATGTTGTATGTTTAATCCATATGTGTCGTGTGTCTCCGAATCTAAAACAATGCCTGCTGCTGGATCATCGTCAAGCGATATAAAATCCGTGGCTGTCGGAGTTTTTACTGGATCTGTTCCTTCAATTGCTCTATCTAAGTTAGATGCAGTCGAATGATGGCCGTTTCTAAAGTAATACGAATAATACATTTGCCAAAAGCGCAATGTTTTCCCATCAGCCACATCGTGCATAGTGACAGTAATTGGCTTATAACTAATCGAAGTATAATAATTTCGCTTCTTGTTATATTGGTTTGCCGTTTGTGTTGTTATCTCAACACTAGGATATGTTGCACTTTTAACTAACGCAGCAATATGATCATAATCGCTTTGAACAAAATATGTCGAAAAGTGCGATTGCGCCCAAGGGTTGCTGTTTATATTAAACCGTATAAAATGCTCAAATTTGGTCTTAGGGTTATTAAGAAATAATGTATTTTGATTTAGACCAAAGATTTTAGAGGCGTGATCAGGGCCACGCAAAATGCCTGACCCTGCCGAACCAAATATTGCACTAGATAGCGCATTAGATAAGTTGAATCCCATCTATATCCTTACGCGAATGTAGAACCGCCAGTTGGTGAATCTTCATTTTCAAATGGATCGCCGCCAACTACAGAACCGCCATTGGTGTTCGGACCAGCAACTAATGTTGCATTATCGTAACGAACAGTCATTGTAATAGTCATTGGTTCTGATGATTCATAATTGTGTTCGCCATATTCTACGTTTGTTAAGAAGCAACCTTCAAGTTGCCATATTTCTAATGCATCGCCGTTTGTGCCGTCTAACGCATGGATTTCCATTCCAAATTTGAAGTTAGATCCTGCAACTGCTGATGTTTGCTCATAATGATTAAACTGTTTTTGAATCTGAGCACCAACTGCACTAGAAGTTGCTGAATTAATGTCATCACGTACAACAAAATTAATTGTTTCCCATATTGGTTTTTCTGCAATATAACCCACAGAGTTATACGCATGTAACGGAACTTCTGCTTGCTGGAATGTTGGACGTGTAACAGATACAACGTTCTGTGTCATTTCTCGCAAATGTTGGCCGTTACCAAAATTATTAAGAATAACACGGAAGCGATACCCTTGCTTAGGATGCAAAATACCTAGCTTGCTTCCGTTTAAAGGTACGCCAAATTTGTCTAATGTTGCCATATTGTTAATCTCCCGATAATACTTTAATGTTATTTGTATTTATCATTTATGCAATTTTATTTGCCCACTAATTACTTTTTAGATAAGCAAAAAATATAACGTTCGCTGTCTGTTGGTATTTCATCGGCTGTCATGCTAGTGTATGTTTTTGTCTTTGTATCAAACACATCTACTTCAACATCGCTGTCTTTTTCTAGCCCGAGCCAAACAGAATATGCTGCTTTACTAACTGACGTGTCACTATATAGTTTCCCTACATGCTCTACAATCATTTTATATGCAGTTTTTAACAAAGAAAAACCTTGATACTTTGGGTCTATAAACGATCCTTTTACTTGGTATCCGTCTTTCATTTTCTTAACAAAAATAGACATTGCATATTCTTTGTTTACAAAACCAACAAACATTTTTTCTGTTTTGTCGAACCACAACGAAAATTTATTTTTGTTGCTAATTAACAAAAATCTTGATTTTGATTCGCTATCAAACGGTGTATTACGATCATACATTTTTTTGAAATATTTGTTAAACGGTAATACACTTGTTAATACAATTTCGTCTATTCTCATGTATATATTTATCAATATTAAAATAAAAAAAAAGCACCCCATATAGAGGTGCTTTTTGGTGCTAACTGTAAAAGATTACAAGTCGCCGGTATTTCTAATACGAATTGGAATATTGATAAACTCAACACTCTTAGTTGGTGCAATAGCAATATCAATCCAAAGTTCGTTTCGATCAATACGACCAGGTGTATTGTTGCTTTCATCAACAACTACGACATAGTCGAATATTGCGCGAAGCGTTACCAATTCGCTCAAGAAACGATCAAATACTTCACGAACATTTGCGCGAGTTAGTTGATCGTTTGGTTCAAACAAGAATGGTTTTGATAACTCTTCTGCTCGACCACGAATATAGTTAATTAAACGAGCAACATTTACGCGGCTTAGTGCAGTGTTACTTGGATTGCGCGTCTTTTGGCCGTAAACAATAAGACCCTTGCCAGGAATTTGTGCAATTGGGTTAATATTGTTTAAATACAACACGTCGCGCTGTCCTTCGTTAAGTTCGACAGGAACAAATTCTCCTTCGCTATCAATATAACCGACAGTTTCTGCATTACTTACTCGTCCGCGTTGTTCGCCAGCTGGTGCAAACCATGGGTAAGCAACTTGGTCATTGAACGCATAAGTTCTTAGAACCATGTGACTTGCTGGCTGCACAACAGATTCGCCGTCGACATTTGTTGTTAGACAAGCAGGATAGTAAATGCCTAAATATGGGTCTGCTGCAATTAATCCGTCTTCGCCGTTAACTGCTGCATTGTTTTCATTTAGTGCCCATGCTTGCAATGATGATCCTGATGGTGCTAATCGCAATGGAGAATCGCCAATAATAAATGCTTTTTCTTTGCGATCAACATTTAATGCAATCATCTCGTCGATAAGCTCAGGATAACCTGGCGCTGCGATTAAGTTGAATATCACACTGTCTGCACGTAGTTCATCGCTTGCAGATACTGCTGCCGCCATTGCTTCAACAATAACTTGACGTTGTGCTCGGCGGCCTGCTAACAAGCTACCATCTTGTGCATTGCCGCTAACAGATACCCAACGATCGCCAATTAATGTTCCTTCGAATGTGTAATTCTTCACATATTTTTTAACATTCATTGTTGAGTAGCGTGTATTCCACAATAGCATGCCTTGCGGATATAATAGCGGATCTGGTGCATCTGCATCTAATGCACCCAAATTATCAGGACGTGCATCTGCAAAAACAATACCGTTTGGCGTTGTTTGGTCAGTGTTATCTATCTTAACCCATTCGCCAACATTTCCGTCGTAACGATAAATTACAGGATATTGATCTAGCTGATCTGTGTCTACCCACAAGTCGCCATTGGCTGGTGTTGCTGGTGCTGTTGGCTGTACAGTTAATGTTATACCTTGTGCGCTTAATTCTTCCCATGCGCCTGCGCCGTCGTTAATTAAAATATCAACAACAATGTTATTACTATACCACAATGTGCCGTCTGCAGGATCTGTGCTTGGTGCAGTTGCAGAAGCTTCGTAAACCAATGACTCCCATGTGCCATTTGTATAGCGCATCAATTTAAATTCTGATGAGTCTGGTGCAATTGTACTATATTTTAAGTACAACTTGCCTTCTTCTAGTTCTGAACCGTAATGGCTATTAGCTGCTGCGTCATCTGGAAGCACAGGAACTTCTTGTGTTACAAATCCAGAATTATAAAGCTGGACATCATAAGACAATAAATTAATATTAACCCATGCATCACCAACACTAGCACCAACAGGATAAACTCCTGTCACGTTAAATGCTGCAGGATATGTGTCAACCGCTATCCAACTCAATCCGTCCCAGCGGAAGTGCATGTTTTCTACTGGACCTTCGAATCCTTCTACAACGCCTGGCACTACTGCAAAATCACCCACATTAACACCTGGGAAAGTAGGAACTCCAAGTGCATCGATTGTGTCTGCATCTGCAATCATTGGTGTATGGGGTACCCAATTTGTTCCGTCCCAAATACTAATTGCATATTCTGTTGTGCTTGTTGAAAGCCAGTATGTTCCGTTAACAGGCTCGCCACGTGGCGCAGTGTCAAGTGGCTGCAACTGATTTAAGTCGATGTCAGCTCGCATTACATACGCGCGATTTGCGTTTCCTAGATATGAATATGCAGCTAACAAACCGTATTCATTTAATTCATTGCCATGCTGACTAGATCCGCCAACAGTGTTAAAGTTTGGAACACCAAACTGTTGCAATAGTTCGCGTTGACTTGTGATTAATTGTAATTTTCCAGCATTTGCTTTTGCTGTGCCTGGGGCAATTGCTGTATTTGATGAGTTTAATTTATCTTGACCTGTTGCAATCAATATAAACGGTACTGTACCTGGGCCAGACGACAAGCTTACAGATTCATCAACAACCGTTACATTAACGCCAGGGCTTACTAAATTTGCCATTGAAATTTCTCCTTTAAAATGTGTTACGATAAGACTTAAATTCGTTTTTTATTTTTTTTATCCACAAAAGATAAATAAACGCCTTTTCGTTCATAATTATTTATCGAAGATAAATAAATATACCATGGTTATAACAACAAACACAATTGACATTTCGACGTCACAAGGCAACAAAGGTTTTGCCGGGAAAAAACATTCCGAAGAAACAAAGCTTGCTATCAGTAAAAAGCTGAAAGGTGTTAAGCGAAAGAAAAAATTATCTTGTGATGAAATAGAAGAAATTAAAAAAAGAAAAGCTAACGGTGAAACTGTCACATCGTTAGCTAAATCATATGGTGTATCTAGAAAAACTATTTATGGGTATCTGAAAGAATAGTTACCATTATATTATCGATACTTCTGTATAAATCTTCTAATGACCCGTTGTTGTATATTGTGTAATCGGTGTCGTGTCCTGCCAATGCATATTCACTTGCATGAACATCTTTGTACTTTGTTTTCATTATTTGCATTGCTTCTTCATCGCCAGAGTTTGCTTTGCAAGCGACAGAATACCATTCAGGAAGGTCACCGCGGATAATACGAATTGATACAAACGGATATAAACTTAGAGTTGACAGTTCATTTGGAAAGCGGATGTCTGTTATAACAAGATTTTTGTCAAGGTTTTCTAATACACGTTTTTCAAGTGATTTAACCCATATTGCATCAAAGAATTTTTGGCGTAATATGTCGGTGCCTATGTATTGAAGTGCATAGCGCGGAGTCCATTGCATTCCGAGTTGATCACTCCACCACTCGTCGATTTCTTCCCGAGCTTTTCTTGACTCAGGTGTTTCGCCTTCGAGCATTTCTCGATCCCAGCCAAACATACACGAAACAATATCTTTGAGTGTTGATGCAAAGCTATCTTTTTGAAAAGAATACTTCTCCGAAATGTAATTTCCTGCTGTGTCTTTGCCTGAACCTTTTAGGCCAACTAGTCCAATTATCATATGTATAACCTCCTTGTATTGTGCTAGTTTAACATCAAAGACACAGAGATGTCAAGAACTAATATACAAACCGATTAATTAATTTATATTTGATATTTAATGCACTAAGCATCAACATAACTTCTTTTAAACATTCGTTCTTGCCGCCTCCTATCATATAGAATGGACTAAGTTGTTTTAACAAATCATATCTATGCAAATCCATGATACTTATGCCATTTTGAATCCACTCTATGTTATC